GCGCCGCTGGTGACGAAGTTGCAGGTGGCAACGACCAAATCGCCAACAGTGGATGCAATATCCATGCTGGTGATAATGCCCGCAAAGCTCACGCTGTCAGTACCGGAGGTAGTGCCGGTAGTAAACAGCTCAAACGTGGCGTCTGCAGGGTCTGCAGCAGTAATCACGTCTTCAATAAATGCAGCCTGACCGGTTGCATCTGGGTCGTACACCAGCTCAACGGTGCCAGAACCGCTGATCATGCTGCCGACAAATGCACGGAAGGTGTCACCGTGATCGGTAACGTCCAGCGTGTCTTTGGTGATGTTCAGTGTCCAGCTGCGAGTGCCAACGATAGTTGCGTTGGTAGAACCAGCAGCGTCAAACTGGACCGCACCTTGCTCTCCGCGAAGGATGGCCATGAGTAGACATAGGAAGGGTCTATACGGTTGATTCTAACCGCTCACAACCCACAAGCCATCTTAGGACTTCTTCTTTTTCGCCTTGCGCCGCCGATGTTGATAAGAAATCTTCTTTGACCCTGTTTTTTCTTTTTTAAAACGAGCTTTTTCCGAAGGACTCATCTCTTTAGTCGTTTTTGGCGTCTTGTCGGACACACGTTTGGACGGACGACATGCTGGATAATCCCGTTTTTCTCCTTTGGAGCGGCCACAAGGCTTCCCGGTCTTTATATCGACCCATTTCTCGTCAAACCATCGGCCAAGGCCACCACGGCCTTTACTTTTTGGTTTTGCGGGTTTTCGTGGTTTTTTTCGTTCCGCCACTGATTGCCTTCCGATAGGTGCCACCACGCTTTTTATATTCGCGTACCAGCCACGCATTTGCATACGCGCTCGGATAAACCGCGAACTTTTTCTTCGCCTCAGCTTTTACGCGGGCGTAAAGCGTTTTGTTTACTGGGACGTTTTCACTTGCCACAGCTGCACCGCATCTTCTTGCTGCCCTTCTTCATGCCCTTTTTCTTGCCGTTGGGCTTTTTCTTGCCGCCAGCTCCGTAATGACCAGGCATGACGCAAAATGCAACGTTGCACTCAGTCTAAACAGCTTTGGAGCCGTATTCCAGCGTCACACGGCGTTTTTTGCCGCTAGGCGAGTTCCAACGGAAAAAACGCACCTGCACTGATGGATGAAGCTCCTCTTCCGGTGATTGCAGCGTCTTCCAGCGATGATCACACTCCAAACAACGCCGCTCACGCACACAATCGTTGTCCTGTGACGTATAACGCCCCATCACCTTTGATTCCTCAGATCCACACTTCGGACAACAAGGCGCGTTGAGCGGACGAAACATCCTCAATACAAGCGGTATGACGTAGTTCCCATGGCCTCAGGCTTGGCCAAGTTGAACTGCTGCAGCACAAGATACCCGAAAGCATCAAAAGCGTGGTCCACTCCTAGGTTTTTGTTAGGCAGCCCCGTCCCAGGGGCATAGGTCAATGTCCGCAACGACTTGATCAGCTCCTTGCACCGTGGGTGGATCTTGACCCTTCGCGTTCCAGAAGCATCCATTAGGCCTGTGTTGACTGCGGTGATCTTGTCGCGGATCTTCCATGGTGACCTGGGGCTTTGAACTGTAAAGCCGCTGCGCCTGAGGATTGCGTGGTCCGTTACGCCGACACCACTGGTCTTCCTGGCTCCGCCCGTAGGGTCAGGGCAGGCAATAACCCGACGATCCACCCCATACCTACGGGTAACTTCTTCCGCAAAATCCCAGGTCGTGGCCCCGCCCGTCAGCATGATCTCGTCGAACACGTACAACGTGTCCTGATCCTTGACGGCGCAAATGCCGCTCATCGGATCAACGTTGAAGTCAACGCCTAGCAACAACGGTTGAATCGAGATGTCCTTCGCGTCGGGGGAGATGTTGTCGTCGGAGAAGCTGATGGCGACCAATCCGGTGAGGTTCTCGAACGACGCTTCGAATTCCTGGCGGAACGTGCGCGAATCAAGCTGAGCGCGGGCCGCTTCGACCTCTTGCTTACTGACATTTCCTCCGTCAATCGTCGTATAACTCCATCGACGCCATAAATCCTTCGGATCTTCCTCTACATAACACCACAGATCGTAAAACCAGCTGGCCGTCCCATCAGGCGTTGAAATAAATAACGCCCAGCCCTCTTTATCCGCTAAAGCGGGTCGAATCACCTCAAACCACACCTCTGGCTCCATAAAGGCAGCCTCATCCAGTACGACGCCGCTCAAACTGCGGCCTCTCAACGCCATTGCGTTCTCTGTACCCTTCAATTCGATCGTTGAACCGTTAATTAGCTCGATTCGTAGGTCCGTTTCGTTCTTCGTGTGGATCCAAACCTTCGGAACCAGCTTTTTTAACGCTCTCCACGCAATATCTTTCGCCATTCGATACGTTGGAGCGCAATAAAAGAACGTTTCGCCTGGTGCGTTCAGCGCTCCACGCAGCAACTCGACACAGGCCAAGTACGATTTGCCGAATCTGCGGCCTGCAACCAACACTCGGAAGCGTTTGTCGCACTTGAAAACTTCGCCTTGCGCCCAGCGAAGCTCAATTGGTTGCTCTTTTACTGCCATGCGCTCCACAATAACGGAGGTTTTCAACCCCTACCCCCCTTCAAACCGCTCCAGCAAGGGGTAGTATCGAGGAAAGGTAGTCAATTAAGGCAATGACCGTCGGACGATCGCCTGATGCTGTTGTAGAAGCCCGTGTCAGACGTTTGTATCGTCGCCAGCTGGATGGCTTGTCCGCTCGGGCACTTGTTTACGATCACGCGGACAAAGAACAGGTCTCAATTAAAACTGCTTGGCGCGATTGGGCAGCCGTAAAACAGCTGGTTGATGAAGACTGGAAAAATGATCGCGAAAATATGCTGGCTCGTCTCCAGCACATGCGGACCAAACTCTTTCATCAGGCGCTGAAGAAGGGGCAGCTGCAAACTGCAACGCAAGTGCTTGACTCCATTGGTCGTGTCATCGGTGAGTCCGTTGAAACCGTCAATATCCAAGCGCCTGAATTGACCATCAAAATTCAGGACAAGCCTGATTGACAGTTCGATAAACTCGACCCATACCCCCGTCACCCAAGCTCCTCAACACTGGGGGGCTTTTTTAATACAAAAGAACTGTTTGTCGAATATATGTTTAGGTTCCCCGGACTGGCACCTCTAAAATCTGTTTCGCAATAGCACCCCCGCTATTGAGAATCAACAAGCACCCACTATTGAGAATGAAAAAACCACATCAGAAATCGTCACATCAGGGCGATCAGGGGTCGAAAATGGTGTATTGTATTGATTGAGAGGGGCAGACACCTACTCTCGATCAACACACAACACACGCCATGAACAAGTTCACGACCGACCGATACGACGGGCAACGTTGCCAAGTCTCCATCGTGTCATCCTCCATCACGATCCAAGGAGAGAACAACGCCGTTGAGGTCCGCTTCCTAGACGAGGCTTACCTGCTCGACGCTGTTTGCTCCTACATCCGTTATCGCCACTTGGACGGCGACTGCGAGGAGAAGCAACGGAAGCTAGCGGCTGCCTTCCTTGAGCTTGGGCAGTCGATCGACAAGGCCAAAGCCGCAGCCTGACACCGAACCAACACAACAGGCGGCCAACACGGGTTAATCCTGCCAGCGGTCGCCTACATTCTCACCAGATCGCACGTTTTCACCGCTGCGGTCGCAACGTGAGAGAAAACCAACCACAAACAACTCAAACCCAACACAATGGACTTGCATCCTGTATGTATCCGGACCCGTAAGGGTTGGTATGTGATCGAGGTGAAAGCCGCGACCATGTATGAAGCAGTTAAGCGAGCTGAAAAGCAGCCGCACGTCTCACGCGCCAAAGCGTACGTGGAGGGCTGCTGAGATGAGCCGAACACTTGAAAAGGTCATCCACGATGGCTGCATGGCACTGTTCACGGTTGGCATGATCGGCACGCTATGGCATGTCGGTCTGGCGTCCCTGGCTGACGTACCAGTGCAAACAACAGGCACACAACGCGTGGTGAGGGTGCGGTGATGGATGAATTCCTGGTGAGGTTCTGGTCGGTTGACGTACCAGACCCGCAATACGTTGGCCGCTTCTGGTGTGCTGACGATGCCGAGGACTTCTGCGATGAGCAGAACGGGCGGCTGGCATTGTCTGGCATCCCTTCGGATACCGCTAACTATTTTGTGACCTACCCCTGAAATGTTCAAACTTCAATTCGAGACCGACAACGCGGCGTTCGGTGAGACCGACTGCGAAACGTTCCAACAGATCGCAACGGTGTTAATTGATCTACGCCGCAGAATGCAAGCCGAAGCAGCTGCTGATGATGGCGGCTGTCGCATGGGCAAGTGGATCGAACCAATCCGCGACATGAACGGCAACACTATTGGCAGCTTTACCTACACGGAGACCGAACAATGAGCAACCGAACCAGAATCCGCTCCCGTTATGGGGTGACAGATTATGCGTGGCGCAAGCTACGCGACTGTGAAAAGATCCTCCACAAGTGGAGCGAAGACGAGTGCAACGGTCGCATTCAATGGGATGACGACACGGGAGAACCTCACCTCTACCGCAAGGACAGGTGGGGAGACTACACAGCCAAAGGACGCCCCACATTCAACTTTGAAGACTACGCGTTGGATCGTGCCCGCAAGACTGCGCAACGGTTCGGCCTGAGGATCTACCACCAATCGGACCCTAGAGGTTGTGCCCTGTACGTGTATCGGCCGGAGGATCTGAACGGTTCACCGATTGAGAGTGTTTATCCGACCCAAGCCCTTGCTATCTGCTGACCATGAAATTATCTGCCAACGAAGCAAAGTTCCTCACCTGTGCCATGGCGCAGTGGGGAGAGAATCAACCGGTGATAGCTGGTGTGCCGTTGATGTTCACCGACTCCACTGGCAAAAAGGTTCTCCTGACCAGTGACGAGATCCACGATCTATTCGACCGGATCCGCGCCATTCGCTGATCACTGACCAGCTGTCGAATGGATCGTCGTCCGTTCCACACGGCAGCGCACAAACTTCTCCCGGAGCCAGGTCAATCGACCCGCGTGCTTCCGTCCATCCGATGAACCCTTGTAGCAGTGCAACGCTTCGAGGATCAATTCGAGTTCATCCGGGGAGAGGTATTCCTTTCGTTCCAATCAACAACACCCACAACAATGTCCCAAGACTACAAACCGAAAAGCCACGCGGCAGCTCTGGCGGTAGCCCTGCTGTTAGCGGTGACAGCTTCAAACAATGAACAGGCATCAAAGGCGCAGGAGTTAGCTTCCGACATCGCCTGCCAGCTGGATGATGAGGTGCAGTTCGAAGCCGTGAAGGACGCGGTGGAAGCTTGCATCAACTACTTCGAGGGGCTGCCTGTATGACCATCCGCACTGACGACATCGACGATCTCCTGCCGTGTGAACTGCAGGAGCCATGGCCCCCTGAATCTGAGGAGGAGATTGAGGAACGACGGAGACAGGCTGAATGGCAGGACTACCTGGATTCAATCCCTGACGCCCGTGAGCGGAATAGGAGGTTGACATGAGCAAACGCCTGCCAGAGGTCAAACAAGCGCACCTAGACCACGCTAAGAAGCTTCTAGACCTTGGTTGCCGTAAGGCTGACGTGGCCGCCACGTTGCAACGCAAGTACGGTCTGAGTCGTCCGACCGCTTACCGCGACGTGGATGACGCAGACCAAGCACGGGAGATTGAAGATCACAAGATCGAAGCTGATCCCGTTCCACAAATCACACTGGAGGATCGTGATCCGTTAATGCGGATGACAAAACAGCTACTCATCGATGCCTTTGAACAAGGCAATGTTCAAGACTATTCCCGCCTTGTGCGGGAGTACGAAAGACTCGCCCGCATGGGCGGGTTGTCTCAAACCTTTTGAGACGTTTGTCTCACATCGTTCCACATGATCACAAAGCAACAGGCCGACAGGTCAATCAATCAACTGCTCTCCTGCATCATGGGCAGAGCAAAAGCCAAGGCATCAACTCACCTTGAACACAGCCCGATAGAACGCATTGAGTTCTGCTCAAAGCTTGTTCACCACGAGTTGCAAGACCTTGTGCAGAACACTGACGCCGAGCATCTGTCCAAGGCCCTGGTGCCTGGACGGATGCAGCTAGACAGTCTGCAATCCTTGAAAACACTTTCACAACTGATCGACGAACTCGACTGGGATTCATGAACCTTGTTGAAACTTACGCACCAACACTCACTCATCTTCACGATCAACTACGTGAGCATGATTCGGTGATCGTTGGGTGGTCTGCTGGCCCCCAACCTGGAACCAAAGATCTCAATCTTTGGGGTACTGAGCCTTACATCCTGTTGCAGGTGGAGGATCCGTACCAACGTGAAGGTGAGCCTGACGTGATCGTGATTCGCAGTGAAACTGATTGCCAGGTCTTTTCTGATCATGGCGAGACGTTTTCAATTACCTTCGACAACGTTCTGGCTTACTTGGCACAACTCCCTCGTCCCCTCTGGCACTTCGTCAAATGACCAACACAACACTCTCTGAAAATGTAGAGGAGTTCAGAAATGTTCTCCAAGCTGGACTTGAACAGGCTGGCATTGATCTAAACCATGTTCATGGACAGGTTATAGAAGGCACAGCAGCAGCAAAACGCTATGGCACTGCCTTTGTTTTTAGCCAGCACCTTGTTGAAGATTGGGAAGACTTGAAATCCAATGATGAATTGTTGAATGATGTCGTCCTCGCAACCTCCTCTGGGTTGGTCTTTAGCAACGGAGCAAAGCTTCCGTTCCATCTGCATCAAACGCCTGGTGTTGTGGCTGCCATGTGCATCGCTGCAATCATCCTCCAAGAACCTATCGAACCTCCTGCTGACCTCAAATGATTAACGAGTACACCCATGTTGAGCAGATCGTCAAAGATCTCAAAGCCATCATTGAACGCGAAGACAAACGCCACATGATGGATCAACATCTCACTACTTCGATGAAAATGCTCTTGGAGGATGAGATCATTCCACAACTTGAAAATGAACTTGACTTCGATCCAACACCGCAACATCTTTGGGATGAAACCGGTGGTGAACCTCCAGTAACCCTGGATGAAATGCACACCGCCGCTTACAACCGCAAGTACAACTCATGAGCAGCATTCTCAATGGCAACCGCTACTCCCCTGAAGGTTCCCGCGTTCCAACAGACATGTTGCCTAAAGCCATCCGTTATGAAACAGCTAGGGCAATCATTTTTGAACAACAGGGCAACTTTGCCCAAGCCAATGATTGCTTACGTTTGAAACGGTACTACGAACGCAGAGCCATGGACGAGTGCATCTCAGACCCAAGGCCAACCTAGCTCCACGTCTCCGCGCCACACATCCTCATCGATGGGGCGCTTGACCGCAAAATCTCTGAACAGGCGTTTCAACTCCTCGGTTGTGACGCCTATTTCTTTTGCCTTCACCGCAACGTTACATTGACCGCGATAGATAAGTTCTAACGCTTCCTCCACTACATAACCTCGCCACTCAACAACATCTCCTTATACAAGTTGTTCCGCTCGGTCCATCGAGCCTCGCAACCCCTCATCTCCAGCTCACTCAGCATTCGCAGCTGCACATTACCGTTTGGCTTCGCAATCACTACCGCTCCAGCATTGACACGGATCCCGGCTCGTTCACGTAACGCCAAGCTGTAAGCGCCAAGCTGGTCCTGGTGATCTTTCAGCCACGCCTCTGGCTTGTCAGCTTCTCTGCTGGTGGTCTTGAAGTCGCAAATTGTCAGGCCCAGTGGAGTGTCGATCAGGGCATCAGCCGTTCCAGCAAAACCTTCATCGCTGCTGACGCTGAACTCACTGGCATGAACAGCTGTAACTGTTCCGCTTACCAACCAGTCGGATAAACCTCTGGCGTACTCACGGGCTGGCCACGCCACTTGCGGTGAGCCTTCCTTCGCCTTCTTGAGTGCCCAGCTGGTGATCGCCTTTGGAGGTCGAGCCAATCCATCATCCCAGACCTTCCATGAACCCTTCTTGTTAGCGCTCTGTCGAGCCAGCTTCGCTGCTGTCTTGAGAAGATATTCACAGTGCTCGTGAGCAACGGTGCCACGGTCACAAGCAAGGTCACGCTCCAAAGCACTGCCAGCTCGCTGTGACCAACGCTCCAATGCATCCTTCTGTGATTGAGGGGCGGTGTTCTTCAGGATATGGGTGACAGAGTGGTAAATCTGTCCATGTTGATCCCTGTAAACACGGAATCTGCCTGAGTTGTCCTGCTCCAGCTGCCAGTTACGCAGCGAAGCCAAAATGTTCTGCGGATCAGCTTCAGTCGTCATTGATGGCGTTTTCTTCCAGCCACCGTTGACGGAGCTGATTTTCCTTGGGCTCCACGAGATGAGCGCTAGAAACCACCCCAGTCAGATGACCAACAGTCACGGAGACACAGCCGTCTTCCATGAATGTTGTAACTGTCTTGGGTGGTTCCATGGACGCATCTACCCGAGACTAATTTACATGCAAAGAGAAGGGGCGCAAGGCCCCCGCTCCAACTTCAGTCCTCGATGTCTGCCCAATAACCGTCAAGCTTGCGGCCAGCTTTTAACTCAGCCAGATGACGTAGAGAGACGTGAATGTCGTGAAGGTACTCGCTTTGCATGTCCGTGGCGACTCGGATCTCGTTCAGGTGGTCGTCAATGTTCTCCAAACTTTTGTCGAACCATTGACCTCCTAAGCCGGGACCAAGCTTGGAAAATCCATTGAGAATGGCCGCCTCAAGATCACCAGTGTCAAACCTTGAAGTCTCAGGAAGGTTGCGAGCAATGCAATCCAAGGATTCATCTATGGATTCCAACGCATTTCTAGCGTTTAGTTCCACAGCTCAACCCTCGCTGAACGGATCACCGCCGACCACGATCCGATTCAGATCGAAGCCATCTCGCTCGACAGCTTTCCAGGCTTTCGCCATGGCGACCTCATCGTGCTCGTCTTCGTCACGGGGAACGATCAGCAGCTCGTACCGCACCATGTCAGCCTTGATCTTCGACAGCTCGAAGTCCCAGTCCAGCAGATTTTTGCTGTACTTTTTGTTCAGGCCATACTTGGCAAACTGCCGTCCCAATGAAACGTGGGAAACTTCAAGAACTTGGACTGAATTTGTGTCCCAGTTGTAAACAGGCCAGGTCAGGCATTCCACAGGCTTACGCACTGCAGTCTTGTCATAGTTGAGGCATTGGCTGTAATCAGAGCCCAGTTCGAGCTTGATTTCATCAGCCGTTGGTTGAGTCATGAAACGAAAAGGTTTCATCTTCTCGTTTGCATCAACACCCCAGACAAGCCAGTAGCAGAGCGGGTCTTGCTCAAGCAATGCAAAATTTGCAGGCTTGCCCTGTTCGAGCTTTGTGTAACGCAGATAGCTCTCGGTTGAAGAGCCTCCTTCGTTTTCGCTGTTGAGAATTGAGAGATAAGAATCGGAAAGATTCACGTTGAGTTGCCTCTTTAGTTGCCGCGCCAAAAACTGACGCCCTAGAAAGCTAGGTCGGGTCTGTTGGGCTTGTCAAGTTGCGGTAGGATAAAAAAATCCCGACCGCTTCTCGCCCAGCTCAAGCGAGAAATGGTCGGGAATCATACACACAACTCTCGAATAATACACGATGTTTTCGGATTTCGTCAAGGCGCTGCCTGAAGCGCTGGTCTACGCCGCCATCTACCGCAAGGGGGCCAAGATGCCTGGCGGCAAGCTGGCAGGCGGCAAGAACCCCACCAAGGAATCCTTTGATTTCTTGCTGGGTCCAGCAGATGTTGCCCTCGCTGCTCGGCAAAACCCTGACATCCAAGCGGTTGGCATCTTCACTGGCATCCGTGGCAAAGGCATCGTCATCCTTGACGTTGATCGCAACCTCAACAAAGTCATCGCTCGCTGGGGTGACACCCTCGAAGGCGCTCCAAAGGTCACGTCAACCAAGAAAAACGCCGCCAAGTACATCTTCCGCGTTCCAGAAAACCTCTGGAATGAAGTCGAAGGTCGTGGCCTCGGTGATGACGATGACTACGAAATCCTCTGGAACAGCAAACGTCAGGGCGTTATCTATGGCGCTTACCCCGGTGGCAAAGTTTCCGTACCAGGGCAATACCATTTAGAAGGTGATTTAAACCGCATCCCTGTCGCACCTGACTGGCTGCTGGCTGAGATGAAACAGCCGCCTAAGGCCATGATCAAACGCGACCTTGACTTCACTGATCGGACCCAAGATGAGGTCTGTCAGATCATCAACGATTGCCTCAAGGTCATTCCGACCCAAGGCAAAGGCAGCCGTGATCACTGGGTCAAGGTTGGCATGGCGATTCACTCCGCTCTGCCCAACGACCTCGGTCTTGTTCTCTGGTCAGCTTGGTCCTCAGAAGACCCTGACTTCGCCCATGAGTGGGCTGATGGCGAGAATCCTTGTGAGGACACTTGGTACTCCTTCAAGGGCTCTGGTGTTGGCCTTGGCACCCTGATCTGGATGGCTGATCGTGCTGACCCAGAGAGGCACCGATTTTCGGAAGATACAAAAAAGATCGTAAAAGCCGCTGAGGAGAAAAAAGTTCAGGAATACCGTCAGGCCACTCTCGACTTCGAGGAGGTCATGCGCCGTGCCAAGCGCATCCTTGAAATCGATAACCCAGCTGAGGTCAATTACAAGCTCAATTCCCTTGCGCTCCAGGCGGGCTATCGCGATCAGTCATCCCTTGAAAAACTGATCGTTGATCAGATCGCTTACGAGAAAGCACAATCTCTGATGACTGTTGAAAAGTTGATGGAGCTGGAAGAGAAGCGTGGCTACCTCATCCCTGATGTTCTGCCCCACCCCTCGGTCATCCTCATCTACGGCGCTGGTGGTGATGGCAAATCAACAGCGGCCTGGGCGCTTGCAAAGCACATCGCAACTGGCACACCATTCAAGGTTCGTGGCGCTGCCGTTCCAATCGAGCAAGGCCCTGTCTTGCTGCTCAACGGTGATCAGCCTCTGATTCAGCTCAAGGAACAGCTCATCGAAGCTGACTTCCCCATCACCTCCGACACCTACATCCAGACGGACTGGCAGCTTCAGCGCTACGCCCAGTTCATCAAACTGATGGAAACCTACAAGCCCAAGCTGGTCGTCATCGATTCGTTGATTGGCTGCTCCGGTGGCAAGGCGTTCGATGAAAACAAATCAGACTTCGCCACTCCGCTGTACTGGCTGACCAAGAACAACGGTGATCTGTTCCCAGCCACCACGATCTTGATCATCCACCATGCCAACAAGAACGGTGGCTTCCGTGGCACCTCAGCCATCCGTGACGCTGTAGACGAGACCTGGAGCCTCAAACGCCCAGAGACTGATCCGCAGAAGCGCTCCAAGCAGCAGCAACAAGTTCAACGTCATGAACGGTTGATTGAGGTGGAGAAGAGCCGCTCAGGCCGCTCTGGCACCCATCTGATCCTTGGTCAGGACGATGACCTCAACTTCTACATCTCTGACTTCACGCCTGAGATGGACCCTGATGACACCGCTCCATCATCAGTTCGTGGTCGGGTGCTGAATCGCCTTCGGACGGCTTATCCCGAATCCCGTTCCAAGACCGATCTGCTGGCTGATGCGGTTATTGCTGGCTCTGCAGCTGCAATCAAAAAATCGCTCCAGCGGCTGGAAGCTCAACAGCTGATCGTCTCATTCGTCCCAAAAAATTCTCGTTCCAAGGAATACAAAGCCAACCTCGCGTGCGGAGAGGTTCAGAAGATGTCCCCCTTTGGTACGTATGCCAGTGCTGGAGCGGATTCTGATGGGGGACAAAACGAGGGGGACAAGCCCCTGTGTCCCCCTTTGATGGATGGAGCGGTTGAGATCGAGCTGACTCAGGAGGAACGGGGACAAATCTGATTGTCCCCCCATGGTGTCCCCAAGCACATCCGTTGGTACGACTGGCATTTGGGCTGTGGGGACACTATTTGACATCTATACGCGTGAGAGATGGATTGGAGCGGAATCTTGAAGCGCGGTGGCGTACCAGAACCGCCAGGCCGCAAAGAAGCGCTTGATGCGGCAATGGAACGGTCACGCGCTAGGGCGCTGAGAAAGGCCAGGCCGCCAGCAAAGCGAAAGTCAGCCAAGAAGCCACGTAAAGCTTCGTGATAAGGCGTGACACCATAAGTAGTGTCACAAAGCGTCAGTGCTTATCACGTGATGTCAGTAGCTTTCACGAGTGATCAATTCATCTCACCCGTGGAACATCCAGGTTTCTGCCCAAACGCAACGATGAAACAGGAGATAGTCTCTCCTGAAATCGCGGCTCAATACCTCCGCGCCAACATCGTCAACCGCAAGCTCCGTCCCACAGTCGTTAAGCGGTACGAGGAGGAGATGCGCCAGAACAGCTGGACACTTACTTCTGACGCAATCGCCTTTGACGAAGACGGCAATCTCATTCAAGGACAACATCGCCTCAACGCTGTCGTCAAGACTGGACTCGCCCAAGTGTTTTGGGTCGCCAGAAATATGCCGAACGACTCAAGACAGAACCTTGACTCCGGCTCCAAAAGAGAACTTCATGACCGCCTCACCATTGCTGGTCACAAGATTTCCAGAACGGTTGGCTCCACTTGCTTAATGCTCATCACTCCTTGGCAGGATGGAAACGTCGTCAGATCTACCAGCCCAATGGTTCGCCATCAGGTAAAAATGATGCACAATCATCTGTACGAAGAACTTGAATGGATTGACGAACAATATGGATCTACTAGCCTCAATTCCTGTGAACGCGCCGCTGGAACGCTGCTTTTAAAGGCCAGCCAAGACTACAATCTTGTCAAAGACTTCTTCTCATTGATTAGAAAAGGATCTGATTGCAGCGGAACCGTTAGCCACGGACAAAAGAGTCCCATCGTTTATCGTGACCTGAAGCTAAAGTGCAAAGCTACAAGGAAGCCCACTAATTCCATGGCTTTCTATCGACTCTGTTCCTCCTCTGCATTCAACCTCTTTATTCAAAAAGATGTTGTTGTCTTGAAATCTTACGCAAAAAATCCTTTCATAAATACTGGAGTTTTTAACGGCCTTCACTTTGCTCTGTCAGACAAATGAAAGAAGATCTTCAAAAAGACTACGTGCGAAGCAAGGTTGTTGTGCCCGTTCGCATGACACCTGAAGAGCGTGAACACCTTGACAACCTTTACAAAAAGTCTGTCTACAAGTCACGCAGCGACTATATTCTTGCTGTGCTCAAGAAGTCTTGGCAAGACTAGCTTTTGCTCAAATCACTTGTCGTCTTACTGGGGGCACAAAGCCCCCTCTTTCTTTGATGAAAAAAGTTGAAACCCTTCTACCAGAAGAGCTAGCCGAAAGCCTTTCTGCTGAAGCCAAAGAGAAAGGCATTCACAGGTCAGAATTGATCCGTGAACGCCTGATGCAACCACCGAACCACCTCGGCATCACCACGAATGATTTTCATAAAGCTGTTACGAAGGTTCGTCGTCGATCCAGCTATGGTCTGGATAGGCAACAGGCTGAAAGCCTTGTCGCCACTGTATTCAACGAACTCTTCCGTTCCAGCGATGGGGACTAAAAACGTTCACCTGCATTACTGCCAGATCGCTGACGAACACTGTCCTCTAGCAATAACGCGGTTCACCTCGTTCGATATGGACGACAAGCCGCTTGCTGTTGAACAAGTCACCTATGAATCCAATATGGATTACATGGAGCGACAAGTCATCAACGCATTGCGCTGCAATGTAGAGGTCAGCATTCTTACTTCAACGCCAATTCATGAATTCAAGAGACTGCATCACATCTTTAATGCTGACAAATGAACGTACAAATCTTCCGGCACAATGCTGAATGGATTGTACTCACTGAGTCCTACGCGCTAACGTTCCACCAAAGTCTTGCTGGGGCGATGAGTCATGCCGCAACCGAGATCGGGGCGTCAAATCATCATGGAGCGTCTCAGCAAAGCGATTCAGCTTTCAACGACAGGTGATCTCCAACGAGCAGCAATGTTCTTGGAGCGTGCAAGAGAAGTTAGAGCTGGTTGTCGCACACAGCGAACAACCTCTCGTTCCAATCAAAGCAGTGCGTGGAAGAAAAAGGTCGACAATTCCATAACGTGGTAACATCGGGCTTTAATGTATTAGCGCGTGGCAAGTAAGCACGGCAATCGGCTGCATGTCCAGGTGCTGTTTGAGCCTGCGAAAGGAGATCTGTTCCTAAAACTGACCGAGAAGTTCGACATAAAACCGTCTGTGCTGCTGCGCGACCTCGCCTACAAATACATTCAAGAGAACACCACTCAAGCTGCTTTCGCGAAAGCTGAAGCCTTTGATCAGGTCAAACGCCAAGAAGCCATCAACGCCAGAGTCGAGGGCAAGGCTAAAAAAGCGTGGGAAGCTCTTGGACTGGACAAGCTCACTCAATCGGACCAAGACATCGACTCGTCAAACTGACCGATGTGACCGACTGCTTGCTTCAGCAGTTTGGCCTGATGCCAGTTGGTCCGTACCAATGACACGCACAACTGCTTCAGGGCATCTTCGTCAGCGCAGCTTTTAACGTCTCGAACGGCACGCTCCAACTCCAACTCCTCTTCAAGGGTTTGGTTGACGACCATCCAGTCTGCCCAGCCCATAGCCCTGAAGATTCTTATCAATTCATGCCACGGACGGCATGACTGTCAAGTGGTTGTTGTAGTGGCCTGTCTCCGCATAGCTCTTCATTGGGACGTTGGACATCATGTGAAACACCATCTGACCAATCTTCAAACCAGGCCAAAGCGGCAAAGCATGATGCAGTCGTTCGTTCTTCAATTCGAGCGTCAGCTTGCTTCCGTGCCAGCCTGGATCGCACCAGCCAGCAAGCAGGTGATTAAGACCAGATCGTGCGCGGCTTGACTTGAGAACAAATTGGCAGCTGATGTCGTCGGGCAAGTTAAACAGCTCAAGTGTCTCAGCCAAGCAAAACTCGCCGGACTGAAGCATGAACGGGTCATCTTCTGTCTTGTCCGCGATGTTGATACGCACCAACTCAGGGCTATAGATGCTCTCCACCATCAAATAGTCACCCAGCCGCAAGTCCAAACTCGCTGGGTTCAGCAGCTCTTCATCGAATGGGACGACCATTTGGCTTTTCCGGCACCGAGCCTTGATCTCCCAATCACACAGAACTGCCATCCCTGGGACGCAAAAATCAATCCTACTGAGAACTCACTCGTTCACCAAAATCACCCAACCAGTTCCAGGGCCTTCCGCCTGCCAACGCTGGTAAAACGCTGCCTGCCTCACACGGACGTTACGTCCCAAATGCGGATTGCTGTGGCCACCCTTTTCCATTTCGGGGTAGCCACGAGGGTCTTGCATGATCCACTCTGGATCGTTGCTGTTCTTGCCCGCGTAACCGCTGATAACGCTCCAATGACCACAACCCAGGCCATTGCACATTGGTGGTTCGCCACGAAGCATGTTTCCAGCGTGCAACCAGCCAACCAGTACTGGTCTGCCGTTTTCGATCTCTAGCTCCACCATGTCAGCGTCACCATCCTTCCGAAACTCAGCCTGCAGACCCAAACTCCGCAACGCTGCTAGCTGAGCCTCTACTGAAGTGGTGTCTCCGTATTTCGCACGTACTTTGTTGTACTCATCATCCGTACGAACCTTCTTGTAAAACGCTGCCACCATCGCAGCCGCTGAACTGAAGCACTCGCGGTATCCCGTTCCAGTCTCATTGTCGAGCTGCTTGAAATAAGGCATGAAGACTTGCTGGTCATATCCACTCTCCTTCCACGCCTGAAACCAATCAGCCTCGTGCTCCTCCAGTAGTTCCGCTGGCATTGACTCCTCAAGTTGTTTAATTGCAGCCAACTGGTGGGGCGTGCCACGAAAAAACTGGAAAAACGGCAGCAGGGCAAGACCCATGACCAGCAGCAGCAGGATCATTTGGATGATGCCCGACATGCCTCACTTTTCAACTCTTGTGTCAGGCAACAGCATTTGACGGACGTGCTTCACCGCCAAATCGTCCAAATCGTTGTCGGTTCTTGCGACAATCTTCTCCAGCATCGCCACAATCAACTCCTTAAACGCTCTTGATTTCCAGGCGGTCATCAAAATTGGTTTGAGAATTAAAAGCATTGGACTGCTTTGAATTGCACTTATACGTTAGTGCCGATCACTATGACCTTCCAGTCGCGCCACTGCTCGCTCCAGCTCGCTTAGTCGCCCAAAGACTTCAACCTCTTTGCTCTTGATGTCCTGATGCAAGATGTCGAGCCTGCCAGACAAATTGTCCACAGCAGCGGTCAAGCGGATCAATGAGTCTTGACCTTGGCGCGTCTGACGGTTGACGCCTGAAACTCCTAAACCTGCAACTGTGATTGACGCACCAGCAACGGCGGCCCACACTTCAACCATGAACCGCTCCAAACCCTTGCTGCATCATGGCAGAACCGATGGATGACAACCATGAAAAGGAAGGCGTCAGCGTTGCTGATGTCGTCAAGTGCGCTGTGCTGTTCTGGAGCGCCACACTGCTGACCGTTTCCTATCTAGGGATCTTCCCTCAGATGAAAATGGACAACACCTTTGTTGCATCGCTTCTTACTGGAGCAATGGCTTCATTTGGAATTGAACGCAAGGGCAATGGAAATGGGAATAAGAAGCCCACTATCATCGACAATAAAGACACCAAAGCTGGCATCAAATGACCCGCGCACTTCTGGTATTGGGCATCACTTTTGCAGCAGCCTTGCCCGCTCAAGCTGACATCACTCACAAGATTCAGTCCTCTATCCAGCTAAGTGTTGATGGAGCAGCATCACAGGCTTCAAGAATTGGCAGCACGCTTGCTGTCAGTGGTTCTAATGTCAGCCTCGATTCTGCTCCTGTTCTGGGTAGTCTCACTGCTGGTTCTGCTGTCGGCTATACGCCAGGTCAGTACAGCGTTACAACAGCGGGAGACGCTTTCAGCTACACCGAGTCCTACATCGAAGGTGATGCCACACCGAGTGCAACGACGGTGACCAGTGGTGTCGTTCCAAGCTTGCCGATGTTGGGAGACACCACAACAACTTCTGGTGGCGTTGCTTCCAACCTGGCTGGCACGATTGCAACTGATGGCGCAATGACAATTACCGCTGGTGGCGCAGGAACAACTGCGATTGGACAAATCGTCACCTCAATCACCGTTGACTGATGCGTTGGCTTTTGCTTCTGCTGTTTTGCGCTCCAGCAGCAGAAGCTATTCCTGTTGTCCCTAACTTCACAAACGGGACGCTTACGTCTCGAACAGAGACCACCTCTAAAGTCACCGAGACAATCGTCAGTGAAAACTTTGACACTGGCTTTGAATACAGCGTCAATGGCGTCAACGTCATGCCTGACGCTCCAATCAACCCTGCCGCCAGCAGCACGATCAACGGATGGACCTCTTTAGAAGAGCGACCAAACTGGTCAATTGTCAATCAAGGCGAGGCGTTTCAATTCGTCGAAACCTTCTCTGGGCCAGGGCTTTCAAGCGTGACAACGATTCAACGTGTCACCGAAATCGAAAGCGTTACAGACACAGTCTCTACCTTCTCCCAATAATTCTTGCCGCTCCAGTCAACGCTCAAGGCGTTGGCGGTGTCTCTGCAACTGCCGCTCCAACAGCAACTTCGTCTGGATCGGTGTCAAACCAGGCTGTGCAAGTCCTGCAGGGCAATGCAATCTCAAATACCTACGGAGGTGGTATTCAATGCCAAGGCCCAACGCTGACCATTACTCCATACATGAACAATGCAAAATCATTCGGTCGGCCCTTTGAGTCTTCATTCCCAGACCCTGTTTATGACTTGAGTGACCTGGATGAAGACGGACGATTGGACAATCCAGGCGATGTCCTCTTTTTCAAAGACACAAGGACAGGTCAAAAGGACAACTACAACTGGAATGTCGGCATGTCGATCCAAGCGACAATCCCGCTGGACGGCGGCTTACAGGAGCGATGTAAAGCAGCAGCTGATACTCAACTGGCCATACAGCAACAAAAGCTTGCCAACCTTCGCTTGGATTTTGAGCTTGCCCGTAAAAAGACTTGCGGAAATCTCATGAAAGAGGGGATTAGATTTAAACCGTCATCACCTTATGCAAAGGTTTGCGCTGATGTCCTCGTTTATTCGCCAACGCCCCACACGCATCTCATCCCCTCAACGACCTCTGAAGAGCACGTCGGGCACTAACTCCTTCTGGAACTGGTTGGCGGCCCAAAGCTTTCTGCAATTTCTGAGCGGCCTTTTTGATGATCGGTCGAATTAACTTCAGCAAAAATGGCGTACACAAGCCAGCTGTGACACCAATCACTGATGATGCCGCAACTGTTGTTGCCTGCGGAATCGTGGGCAACGCTTCAATGACCTGTTGAGGCAATGATTTTGGCTCTTGCTCTGACGTTATTGGTAACACTGGTGCTGCTGGTTGCTCTTGTTCGGGGAGCTTGACTGGCAGCTTTGGCGGCTTTACAGCTGGCGGATCAGCAGCTTTAGGCTTTGGTGTGACAGGCGCTGGCGCTTGAACCTCAGGCTCAAAATCCAATGGGTCAAACGCTGGCAAGTCAATCACCGGCACACCAATCTGCAGCGTCACTGGTGGTGCTGCTGGTATTGCAACTTCTGGCAGATTGACCACCACGTTGATCTCTGGCACGTCTATCTCACGAATTTCTTCCATGAAGTCAGAACGGTTTTCAGCAGGCAAAGAGCTTTGGATTGAACGTAACCGCAGACGTGAAGGTCCGCCTGTCGTCTACACCGTAATGTCAGGCAAAACTGCCAGATTGTTTACCGATCCAAAAGCCATCTTGCGTTGGATTAAATGGCCTAAATCCACTCCAACTGGTGATGCCTTGCGAGAGTGGTTTGCTTCGTTTGACGAGAAACCAGCAGCTCCCGCTCCAGAGCTAGACATGGCGCAAATCAAGGCTGAAGGCTTTGGACCTGAAGCTCATGACGACGACCCAACAGCCAACACTAAAATGGTGACCTGATTGCAGGACCTGTCTGCGTTGGCAGCTTTGGCATCTCAGGAATCTCTGGGACGGGCACTTGCTTCAAGATTGATTCCGTCAGCGTTGACTTCACCTTGCTGACGTAGTTCTCAACCATTGACGGAATGCGCGTGTAAAGCACCACCGTTCCACCAACCAGCGCTCCAGACATCACGAAGGATGCGACGGTCATTGCGTTGAAAACTTTTTGCATGATGGGTGTCAAAGAAAAACCCCCTCCTGCTGTGTAACCAGGAAGGGGCGTATGCGTCTCTGCAGACTTGTTCTAGCTCAGAAAGCGTACTTTGCGCCAACCTTCAGGCCGTAGCCAGCGTCCACATCATCGAACTTGGCGACAGAAACTTCGCCGTAAACACCAAAGGATTCAGAGACATCCGCTCCAATACCCATCTTGCCGGAGAAGCCCAGTTCAGCATCGCCGCCATCAGGTTGAGCAATAGCAGGACCACCTTGGATGTAAAGACCATCCTTTTCGTAGCCCACGTGACCTTCAAAAACAGATCCAGTGAAGTCTGAACCAGACCAGCCTGCGTTGAACTCAGGGTTCAGGTAAAAACCTTCGGCTTGAGCAGGAGATGCCAGCACAGCTGCTGAAACGGCGACACCACTCGCAATGAGAAGTTTGAACATTGGAAAGAGGATTAACGTTTTCCTTGGCCACGATACTTCTTCCGTCCATGTGACGGTTTAGAATGTGATCCATTGCCTTGACAAGTCTTTTTGGGCCGACTAGGAACAAAGTTTTGTCCGTTAAGTGACTTGGCCATGTGTCCTCCGTTTTTCCAGCAGCATGAACACCGTTAGGCAAGTCGCTGCTGCCATTAACCTCAAAAACCTCAAGGGCGACTTGTAAAAGTCAGCGTTAGAGATGCCAGGCAGCCTCATCAGATGCCGTCAGTTGATTGCAGGTTCTGATATTTGAGAGCCAGTCCAGTAAACAGGCCACGCTGAGGGTGGCTGATTTGGTCGCGGCCATCAAGGAAGTACAGCTCTTCAAGCCACAGCGTCCTAGCCGCCATAGCCTGCACATCTTCCGCTCCAGGCTTAGCGGCGATCATCGGGTCAGGGCGTTGCATCAAGAACCAGCGGTGATTGCGTTGTTCAGAGGAGTCAGATCCTCAGTCGTCCAAAAGTCCTTGGCAACCATGATCTGCAGGTGATCGACATTTCGATCCACCGTGTCTTGCTCTTCATCGGTGCGGCTGTCTTGCGCTATCAGATCATTGATCAGATTCACGCTGTCCATCGCAGCGGAATAGTGCTGCGCAATCTCTTCTGCTGTCGGAGTGTCAGACATTGCCCTTGAGTTGTTCCACTTCGGATTTTAGCTCTTGAATTGCTTTGACAAGCATCGGCACAAGCTTTCCATACGAAGCCTCCAGGCGATCAGGATTTTCATCCATCACCAGACCTAAGTAGTCAGCGTCAGCAGCTTGCTGTGCAGACTGCAGGTCTTGCGCGATAAAACCTGCTTCATACGTTCCATCCTTTTCGATGCCCTCACGGGTTTGCCACTGAAATTTGACAGGCTTCAAGCTATCGATAAATGCCAAGCCTTCTGGCAGTTCTTCTACATTCGTCTTGTCACGTCCGTCAGACAAGCTGCTAATTGTTTGAACAGCGCAACGCAAAGCGGTTACACTTGAGCTGCCTAAGGTAATTTCATTTGAGACTGAAGAGCTGCTTGGTGTAGCTTGATTGCCAATGGCAGTGTTATTTGAACCTGTAGTAAGACTACCGCCAGAGTTACGACCTATAAAAGTATTTTGGGTTCCTGTAGTGAGCCAATATCCAGCAAAATGTCCTAAACAACTGTTTTGAGCGCCAGTAGTGGCCGAATATCCGCTAAAAAAACCAACACATGTATTGTCATCTCCAGTAACCTGGAATAAAGATCTATAGCCAATAGAAACAGTATCGTCGGGGTCAGTTCCACTGGCAAACATAGCTTCTTGGCCTATGGCAACGTTGTACTCTCCGATCGTTAAACCATTGCAGGCTTGGTATCCAATCGCCACGTTTTTCTTACCAGTCGTAAGGCTGCCTAAAGCATTAACGCCCATAGCAGTATTGGTAGTACCACTAGTTAAAGCATCTAAAGCGTTTACACCTACAGCAGTGTTGTTATTGCCACTGCCCGTACCTAAAGCGTTTGAACCTAAACCAAGACTGTTACTGTTTGTTCTGGCATCACTCAGACTATTGATTGCACCACCACCAACGTCTGCAAGCTCAAGATTTCCATTGGTGGAGTTATATGTAAGAACTTGCCCATTAGTCGCGCCACTTTGCAAGCCAGGGATGCGGAAACTTGTAACGCTTGAGTTTCCTAGGGTAATTTCATTTGAAACCGTACTGCTACTTGGGTATGCGGCATTTCCAATGCACGTATTGTTTGAACCTGTAGTATTGCTACCTCCAGCAATATACCCGACATAAGTATTATAACTGCCTGTAGTGGTTTGGTAACCAGCATAAGTTCCAAGGCCGGTATTCCGTTGACCAGTGGTTGCGCTCTTTAAAGAATAAACACCAAAAGCAGCGTTGAGGTGAGAGTTTGCACTATATAAAGATTGCCAGCCAAAAGCCGAATTAGAAGAAGCCGTGGTGAGAGTATTAGCGGCTTGATAGCCGACCGCGGTATTTCTATTGGTTGTGCCATCATCATTAGCCAGAGCGCCAGTGCCTATACCAATAGTTTGTCCTGAGCTATTAGTAGTTGCATCTGATAAATCATCAATGGCAGACGCACCACCGCCAGAACCGTTTGCAGCAGCAGTGATTCGACCTTGCGCATCAACCGTAATATCTGCAGCCGTATAACTACCAGCCGTTACAGCCGTATCGTCAAGATTGACAGTAATTGTTCCGTTAGATGTAACTGGGCCACCAGTTGACGAAAGGCCAGTACCACCAGCAACATCAACGCTGGTTACCGTGCCACCGCCGTCGGCGCCTGCTGCACCCGTTGCACCAACAGGAATAGAAAAATCAAGCACAGCAGCGGCAGATGTACCGCTGTTAGTCACTGTTGCACTAGATCCCTCGGCGCCTGTTGTTACCGTTCCAATAGAAATAGTCGCTGCAGCGCCATCGCTTCCATCAGCACCTGCAGCGCCCGTAGCTCCGGTGGCACCGCGGGGAATTGAAAAGTCAAAAACAGCTGCGCTTGAAGTGCCGCTATTAGTAACAGTGGCGCTAGAACCAGCAGCACCAGTGCTTACTGTTCCGACAGAAATGGTTGCTGCGGCACCGTCGCTGCCGTCAACCCCATTACTACCATCTGCCCCCGCTGCCCCGGTGGCGCCGGTGGCGCCGGTATCACCGCGAGGAATTGAAAAATCGAAAACAGCAGCAGCAGATGTTCCGCTGTTAATAACAGTCGCGCTTGATCCAGCAGCACCGGTACTTACTGTGCCAACAGAGATTGTGGCGGCAGCGCCATCACTTCCATTTGTTCCATCACTTCCGTCAGCACCCGCTAAACCTGTCGCTCCACGAGGAATTTCAAAGTCAAAAACAGCTGCTGCCGAAGTACCGCTGTTTGTAACCGTGGCGTTAGAACCTGCCGCACCCGTAGACACGGTGCCAACAGCAATGGTTGCCGCAGCACCATCACTACCGTCATTGCCCGCTTGGCCAGTAGCGCCTGTGGCTCCAGTGGCGCCGGTATCACCACGGGGAATCGCAAAGTCAAAAACCGCAGCACTACTTGTGCCGCTGTTTGTCACAGTTGCGCTTGAACCCGCTGCACCAGTTGAAACCGTACCAACAGAAATAGTTGCGGCGGCACCGTCACTTCCATCTGCGCCTGCTGCACCAGTTGCGCCCCGCGTTCCAGTTGTCAGTTCAACTGTTGTCGTCTTTGGTGTCTCAACAACCGTTGTCGCACCTGCTGCAGTCACTGCGACAGTGTTTTTCTGTGTGGTGACGTTTACGGTGGTCATGGCGACGTATAGCCTTGGCTGACAAAAATTGTTCCTTCTAAGTAGTACTCGCGATTGCCGCCTGAGTCTTCAAGTAACACGTCGTACCGCAACTCATCAGGGAACTCAGCCGTTTGCGTGTCGGTCAGGCTCAAACTGATTTGCCCGTTGCTGCGATTGGTATAAGTCACCGTGAAGTCAGCTGACTTTGTGGTGCGTCCTTCGTTCCAAGCCTGTGCGTAAACGGTATATCCCGTCAAGTCAATTACAGCGTCATTGCTGTCCTTGAACTGCAAGTCAAGCGAATAGTCCGCCCGACGCTGCAGCGTGAAGTTGTAAGTACCTGGAGCGACAGCCATAACGCACCTCCTGGGTTGAGTCTATCGGAAGCGGCAGCGGCTAGCCAAGTTAATCGGCAGGGTCAGGCGTGTTGCCTTCAGCGACCCACGCAAGGTACTCCTGATAATCCCTATTGCCAGAGTCAAACGGAATGGTCGCACCGTCAGAAACTCTGCAAATGCAGTTTGTTTGAACTTCGTTTGTGTCGAGATTTCTAAGTTGTTTGTACATAATCAAAGCTCCGCGTCGGCAGTGTAGTGGACTCTTATGTATTGACCAGAGCCCTGGCTAGTGCCTGTGACTCTGGCGTTGTTTTCGCCAATATCACTTCCTTGCGCTGTTTCATCAGCCGCTTCTACCTCTGCTTTTCCTGATGACCCTGAGCCTGGAGAATAAAGCACAACGGTAGGGGCAGCTCTTTTGTGTGTATACATCAAGTTTATGTCGTAAATAGTGCTTTCGGTAGAAGATTTCCTAAGAGCAATCATGCCAACGTCTGTTACTGTCCCAGGGGCGGTTCCATAGTTATAAGATTTCTCGAAATAACGAAGGCAGTCGTTTAGCTCTTGGCTGAAACTCTTGTGCTCAAACGGTGTCGCCTTCTCGCCAACTTCTAGTTGGACGCCAGTGATATAAATGTTATTAGTAGTGCTATCACCTGCATTGACCTGACCTACAGCACGATCAGCATCGGCTAGTGACGTCCAAGTTGTTGACAAAGTTCCAGAAGTGTAGCTACTTCCAGCAAACAACCATAAACTAAGGACAAGCGATTCAGCGTTATCATTGTCTAATGCCCCTGATGTATCGCCAGGGAAAGTAATTGTTTTATGCTCCCAAGTATCAGCGCTACTTACAGTATAAGATTTTGAGATTTGCCGATTGTTGTCACTGTCAAACAACTCAGCAATATATGTTCCTGTTTTGCTGGTTTTAATCCAAAACTGTAAAGTCACTGACTCGGCATTTGAAGAACCTTTTTTCAAATGTTGTAAGTCTTGACCTTCAAATTTGTGTTGCAAAATAACATAATTTGAGCCAGAGGTGCCGGATACTGAAGTGCAATCTGCCTTCCAAGAATTGCTGAAACCCTGTCCACTAGGGACATCAGTGCTTTGTGAAATCGTAAACGCACCATCATTTTTTGCAAACAAGAATCTATCTGGCCCAGCATATTCATTGCCAGCGTTTACAACTGTCCCCCGCTGCGCCACTTGCATGGCACCGTTGATGTTGATTCGTCTGCTGCTCAACGCTCCAGCAGTCGGCAGCTGTTGACCGTCAACAGTGACGTGCCCTGAAGCATCAATAGCGATGCCGCCATCAGCTGTGGCGGTGTTCTCGATCTTGTTGACCTTGATCGTTGACATCTCAGGAAGGCTTTACGGGCCAGGTTGGGTTTGCTGGATCGCTGGTGTTGTCAGGAAGATCCCGCAACGCTTGGCGATAAGTCCGCATGTCTTCGCTCAGAGTAGCGTCAGACAATGCCAGATAGTCAGTCTCGGCAAGACGACGATTGCGCTCTTCACGCAACAGCTCAAGATCAACGCCAGGCTGAACATCACGTTCATAGGCTTCGCGTTCTGCAATCTCCTCCGCAGACAACGGAGTGACTGTTACCTCACCAGTGATGGCATTAACGCTGCGTTTGTTCAAGGTCATTCGATCACCTCCGTAATCAGGCTAACTCGACCATCAGTGTCATCAAATGTGTTTGAACCAGAAGGCCGCATTTTAATTCGATCAATCGTAACGGCACTAATGTCTGGTGAATAACCTGCACCTAATCGCAAAGCACTACCGTCCTGTCTTATCGACATATGGTTTTGGTAAAGCCTTGTAGGTGAGCTTGCCTTGTCGGGAATTATTTCCATAACGCCAAAAAGAGATTGAACTGCAGAACCGAGAAAAGCAGCAAATCCAGTCGTCAAGCTGCCAGACCCTGAAACAGCTGAAGTGCCCATGGAACCACGGTAAGACAAATAACTAGAAGTAAAATACGTTCCACCACTACCAGCGTGTCCTACTTGCACTAATAATTGATCCGAACCAGAAAAACTGATGTCATGAAAAACCAGCATAAGTCGTGAGAAATTTGCAGGTATTCCAGTAAATTCGACTTCAGTGTCTCCACTGGTGATGCTTGCTTCTGCGCTATAGGTACGTTTTACCCTGTCAATCGCAGCAAACTCAAGCGTTCCAGCAGTGCTGCCGTTCTTTAAGACTTGATTGGCGCTGCCGTTGCTGGTTGGCAGGACAAGCGTGTTGCTGCCTGCTGCTGCAGGTGCGTTGATCTCAGTAAAGCCTGAGCTGCTGCCGTTGAGTCTGAGTGTCATTCTGCACCTCCGTTGAGAGCCACTTTAATCTCAGCTGTAGTGCTGGCAGCATCGATGCTTGTTTGCATTGTCGCGTACTTAGTGCGAATTGTCGCCCGTGATGCTTCTGCTGCATCAGTATCCGCACCAGGGATCTGCTTGGCGATCACATCGTCATGCGGCTTGAACTCCTCGTCACGCTTAGCGCGGCGGGTTGCATGAGCGATTTCTTTAGCTGCCGCAAGGTTTTCAACGACTGATGTGCCGTCTTTACGCCAAGCACCACGGAAGGTGCGATCCGTAGGAATCGCATCGTCAGCAACGATTTCGTAATCAGTCAGCCCAAGCTTTGCAGGAAGATTCTCAATCGGAACATCACCTGTGGGAATGACGATTGAAACGCCGCCATCGGGGTTTTCATAAATGATTTTCATGGGTCAACCTCCGAAAACAATAACGCTTATAAATTGACGATCAGCGTTTGATCTGTTTTCAGCACTATTTACAGAAACTACATCAATTTTAAGGCTTGTAGTTGTCATATTTGTACTTAAAGCCTCATTGTCCGGTAATTCAATAGTACTTACCGTGGATGTAGAAGCTGATGTCCTGCCAACCGATCCTGCCCAGCAATAATTTGCATTTGGCATCGGATTTGTGAAACTCAAGGTGTATAAACCTGTTCCATTATCGGTAATGGAGCTAACGTTGAACGAATCACGGATGGCGACAGTTCCAGTGCCATCAAAGTTGACCCAAGCTTTAGCCGCCCCACTCAGACTTTGTTTTGCGTCTGTCACTGCATCAGCCGCAAGCATGTCGGTATCGACGATGCCGTCAGGCAAGCCGCCAACTGAGACGCCTGTGATTGTTCCGTCGCCGTCAATAGTGATTGGCATGATCAGCTGATTACTAAATTGCTGGTTGCGGGCACCGTGACGGTGACACCACTGTTGATCACCAACGGACCAACAGCATGGGCACCGCTGTTAGCCGTAATGGTATATGAGGTTGTGACTGTTAGGTCATTCTCGTAGAAGCAGGCGTCACCACCTGCGCCAGTCGCACCACCACCGATGCTGCCCCAGGCACCGCCTGCATAACCCTCAAAGCTTGAGGATGTGCTGTTGTACCTGATGTCGCCGTTAGCAGCAGAGCCAGAACGCTGAGCCGTCGTTCCAACAGGCAACCGCAATGCAGTTGTGCTGCTGATCGTCACATCACCCGTGAACGTCGGGCTTGCTGTTGGAGCGAGACCAAGGTTGGCTGTCTCCGCTCCACCAACAGTACTGACGTTGATATAAGCGTTGTTGGCGGCATTCCTGATCTTGAGCGTGGTGTCGCCAGTGTCGTAATACCACTGGTGAGCAAGCGTCGTCGCTGGATCGGTTGAGCTGCTGTTGTTCGATGCAATCGCCGCCAGCGCATTATTCAGATCACTACGGAATGCACTTCCAGAGGCATTCGCAAGATTGTAATCGTGGGTGGCCACAACAAATCTGCTTTTATGCCCTAAGTCTACTGCCCCTTGCCATACCCGTTAGCGGTATAGGTGAAGTTTCTATCGACGTTGACGTTGCTTGCGTTCAGCACATCAATGTCAAAACCAGTGCTGCTGACGTTGGAAACGTTGAAACGCTCGTCAGCACCTAGGTTTTGCACCGTAATACCAACGCTTGGCAAGAAGGCATTGACGCCGCCAGTCGTTGCCGTTCCAACGAAAAACGGTTTCTCGAACGTCACTGACTTGGTAGACGTGCCGCTAGCGATAGCTGCGTTTGACTGGTCGAAGCGTGGGTTCAGCTCAATCTTGTAGCCCAGCTCGTCCACCAAAATGTTCTCGTCAATCTTGCTGCTGATCAGCTCAGCCTTGAACTGGAACGCACGGCCCTTAAACGTACCGCTATTGAACGGAATCCAGTTGCCGTAAGTCGGTGAACCGCTGGGGTCATCGTTTGTTGAACGCACATACAGCTCAGCGTTCACATTGTTGACCGCTGCACCGTCAATATCGGACCATGTGTCGATCAAGGCTGTCCGGCTATCAACAGTGTCTGCAGGCAGGAAGGCACGAGTGACAAAACGCCGCTGAAGTTCAACCGCATCAAGGGCAAGACCCAGATCCAAGGTGTCCAAGAATGTATAGGTGCCAAGCGATTTGATGTCGCCCAAGAAGTCCATCACCGTGATGGCATCAAAGTCCGCAACGCTGTCGATCAGGTCATCACCATCAAGCGTTAGGGCGTCGTACTGATCGCTATAGAACGTGTCAACGTGCGTGCCTTGGAACGGAAGCGGAGTCTGTTGATCTTCCCGGTGATTCTTGGCAATCAACTTGCCCAGCGAATCAGGCAGGTCAACAATCACGCTGGTGTCGTCAGGGCTGAGCCTGCCACCGTCGTCAGCAAACTTGACGATGTATTCGCCCTCCAGTAAAGGGACAACAACATCAGTTGATGAACCAGGGATGGCGTTGATTAGGTCAACGCTATTTGAGAACGTTGCGTTGCCGTCAGTTAGGGCGCTATGGCGAACATGAACCTTGCCGCCGACTTTCACGTCAAGGTCAACTGTCTGGTCCCACTTAAGGCGTGCGCTGTTGGCAGAGATGAACTCAATGGAAAGGTTTTGAACATTTGCTGGCAGTGCCGTTTTCCCAAGAATGTTGAACTCAGCTTCTGCAATCGTGCTGCTTTTGCCAATGAAGTTAAGAGAGTTGATTTTGACCTGCAGTGTCCCTGGCTTTAGCGAAAGCAAGCTTGCTGATGGCGACAAGGTTGTGATTTCCGTGTAGTTATCGTCATCAACCCTGTATGCAACTTGGTACTCACTAACCCCTTGGGACGGTGAGGTCCAGCTCAGGCTAAATCCAACGTGTACGCCTTGACCCTCTTGGTATAGATATTCGCTGCCGGTGATGTTCGTTACCGGGTCAGGCGCGGCACTGAGACTGCTGATGTCTCGCTGAGTGAGGTCAAGATCTTCTTCAACAGCGTTATAAATGGATTCGTTGTACTGAAGCGCAGTAACGGCATACGTTCCATCACCCTCTACTTCTACAACGTTGATGACGCGGAACTGATTTGATTGAACATCGTTGGTTTGAATCAGGAAAACAGATTGAGCGTTGGGTGCCTCAGAGAACGGACTGCTGACTGTAACCACAGCACCGGCAATAGCATCGATGCCTCTTGTTTCAACCAAGCCTGTAGGCATCATCACCGAGATGGTTGGTGATTCAGTCAGCGTCACCGCTAAATCTGTAGTGCTGTCAATCGTTATCTGCGTTGTAGTGGCAGAGCTGATTCGTCCGCTTCGCCGCGTTCCAGACTTAACTGGATCGGCAATGTCAATTACCGTTCCAGGGCGCAGAATCAGACCGCTTTCCATTGACACAGAAAACGTAACTGTGTCAGTCAGGCTGGCTTCAGCTAAAAGCAGCCACTTGCCGAGCCTGTGCGCTTGACCTTGCGAATAACAGCCAATCGCACGAACCTCTTTATTGACAACGCCATATTTAGAAACTTGATCTGCAATCTCAACGTATTCGTACTTGACTTCACCTAAGTCTTCGTAGCTTTGATAGGCAACAGTTGCACAAGTATGACGAGTCTTCAGGGCAGTGCCTGAATACAAGAACTCGCCATTGATAACGTTGGACGGTCCGATCTGATAGCTGGAATCTGCTGGCCTGTCTTGATTAAGAACCAACGCTCCAGCACCGTAGTAGCTGATGCCTCGAAACAGGTTTGTTAGCTCTTGGATTACTGAATATACCTCTTTCCGTGTATTGATAACCATGTTGCAAGAGAATCTTGGCTCTTGCCCGCCCTTGCCATTGTTGACAAGCGTATTGCAGTATTGGCTGATGCTGTAAAAATCAAAGACATCCAAGCTGGATTCAGGGATACCAGCCCCGTACCTAGTGTTCGTCAACAAGTCAAACAACAGCCAGGCTGGATCGTTCGTCCATGTGGCAGCACCAAGCGTTCCATTGAATAGGCCGCTATATGTGATTCGACCTAAATGCGTTGTGGTGTCTACAGTTGCATTGTGGGGAATCCTGACCTTGATTCCACGAACAAGATATTTACGCTGCGGGATGCTGCGGAACTGACGTGCATCAAACTTAAGGAAACAAAGTGCGCTATTTGGATAACGAAACTTTTCATCAATAATCTCGGTATAGCTTTGCCAAACAGTGCTGTTAGCTAATTTTGTGCTTGAGCTATCAGCTGTGATGCGTTCAACGCGAATGTCTACAGGAAACGATCCTGCAAGGGTGATCATGTAATCCTTCTGATAGTTGCTACTGCTTTTGCCTTTGATAGTGTTATTTACAACAGTTGAGTAACCGCCACCGTTGTATTGAACTTGTATCTGGATTTGTACTGACGTTCCCTTTATGTCCCCATCATCTTCAATTTTTTGAAGCTGAGGAATTTGGATGGTAACCCTAACCCGATCCACATCAGTGTCAGTGATCGTGCGTGTTTCTGGCGTGTCCTTTAAGACCTCAATACCAACCGCTTTTTCAGATTGAGGGCCTAACGAATCTGGAATGTATGTTTGATCCTGCGTGCCATTTCGTGTAGCAAATGTATAGCCCTTGAAATTGTTGCTACCACTGGAGCTTTGTACTGGCGTTCCATCAAGGAATACACCTTTTTGCCCATCTTCGATGCCATCAATCTCGCCTTCACTAATTAGGTCAAGAACACGCGCATATTGTGTTGACTGAAGAGTGTCTGGATCTTCAGTAGGCGTACCACCGCCACCACCGCCACCGCCTTTACCACCGCCGCCACCACCACTACCGACAACAGGCTTTTCAATCATTGCTCTACGTCCAGACCACTAGAGATCACCACGCTGCCAGCGTAGGCGCGGCCAAGAACGATAGGAACTGGACCGCCTTGACGGGCTGTGTTCACAATCCCGCTAAACGAGAAAGACTCAAGCGTTTGTGCATCTTGAAAGGTTGGTGCGCTCGGCGTTGGTGAAAGCATTTGTGCGACACCCGTTAGCACCAAACCGATACCAATGTTGCCAGCAATAGCCGCAAGACCACTTGCAGCGGCAAAGCCTGGAGCAATGACACCAACGGCTCCTGAAGCAGCAACACCTGTAGTTGTAAAACCGCCAGCAGCTAAAGAAAATCCAGCACCTGCAGAGAAAATTGCTACACCAATCAATGCCGCACCAAGCAACACCGTTCCAAGACCCCGACCCGCACCAGTGATCACAGGGGTGATGCTAAAAACCTCTCGGCTGCCAAACGGCAACAGCAACGGGCTTACGTCCTCTTCTGTCGCCTTTTGCTTGCCTACCGTCACGCGATAAGCAACGCCATCTTTTTCGCTATTCAGCAACCACCGCTCCAGCTGCGGGAAGTTGACGCACAATGCTTTGATCGCCTGCCCTGGCGTAACTACATCAAGCTCAAAACGACACTGACCAAGCAGCTCGCGAAGTGCGCCGTAAACCTTAACGACTTTCATGCCTCAAGGCGCAGGCAGTGTTCTTCCAATAATAACCGCCGTAAACATCACGGCTAGACAGCCTGCCCTGCACATGATGCAGCACTTGCTGATCTCCTAGATAGATCGCAGCATGATTTGGAACGGGAGAAGATAACTGCATCAATAACGCATCACCGCATTGCAGCTCTTCAATCGGAATCTCGCGAAAACCCTCGTTACGGAAGTTTTCTAAATACAGGTTCTCACCATGCTCCCACCACTGGTCTCGACGGTCATAATCTCTCAGCTGCAAGCCCCATTCCCTCGCGTACCAATCACGGCACAGGCTGTAGCAATCCACCACACCATGAGCGAACACTCTGCCCACATAAGGCAGTTCATATCCAGACGGCTCGCAGTAGCCCCACTCCCCAGTCAACGGATTAACGATGTGCCATGGAACGCCAGTCTTTTCGCAAGCAACGAGATCAGCCTCTGATGGCTTTGGATTCATCGTTGGATGCGAGTGAATGACGGCAACAATCTCGCCATGATCCTCGGCGTTGGCATAGTCCAACGGATCCATCACAAAATGCTCGTCTGGCGTTGCCGCCAGGTTGCGACAAGGGAAATAACGCCGCCGACCTTTGACAACACAGACAAGCCCACAACACTCTTTTGGCTGCTCAGCCTGTGCGTGCTGCAGGATCTGTTCCTTGATCGTTGGCGGTAACGTCATTGGGTCAAACCAACACTGGGAAACGATCCAAACGGCAACGGGTCAGTTTCCCCAAATCGCAACTTGCAAGAACTAAGACGCTTGCCGCAACGATCTTGAGCAAGGCTGGCTGCAGCGTTGTCGTTCACATCAAAAAAGTTGCTGTCGGTGTAACCGCATTCGCTGCTGCGGTATTCCCACTGGCAGATATTGGCAATGCACTGACGTTTAGGCAGCTTTTGCCCAGCCACATCAAACTTTGACGCCAACTCAAAAGAAACGATGTTGCGATTCTCAGCTGCTTTACGATCAATAAACCATCGCTCCTCGGGAAACGCAGCGTAAGGGTCAGCATCGCTGTTCCCTCCTGAAAAGTTTGCTGCATCGAGAAACTTCTTGAGTGTGCGGATGCGACGAACCTCTGCGCCTGCCAAGTCATTGCCAACCGTCGTGGCATTAACGACTAGAAGCAGGGCTGTAATCAAACTGCTTGAGTTATCGACAGTAAGCGTTGGACGTGGCAACGTTCCAGTGTTTTTGTACTCAAACCCTTCAGCCATTACGGGTACACGCTGGTACGTCTCCCCGTTCCACACGATGTTGCCAGTTACAGCCTCGTTTATTCCTGAGTGCCAGCGCAAAATGTCAGAGCTGCCGTGCAAGTTATTATCTAGACGCAACTCAAACAGCTCGATAATTGCGCTGGGGTTGAGAACGCTTAGCTCTTCGTAAACGCTTGGAAAAGCTGTCCAGGTAACTGTGTTGTCTTCAGTTGTATTCCCGCTTTCGGTTGGCCAGTTTGGTTCGCTGCCACCTGACGTTCCAGCAACTGTGCAGCGGAACCACAGGCCAGTCGCCTGATCAGTTACTGCCCTGCGGATGTCACCAACAGAAAATGCAGTAGAAGCGGCCCATGCTGAAACTGCCATTACGGTTCAAAGACTTGGCGGAAGGTTGTTTGGATCGTGGCACGATTTAAGTAAGGAATCGACTTGCTCCAGCTTTCACAAACAAATTTAGAACTGCTGGCCTCGCCAGGTGGCGTGAAGTCAAAGCTCTCCATATTGTTTGCTGCCCTTGCGTCTAAGAAATCTTCGATCGTGTCGGCATCAGCCTCTGATACCACAAAAGTCAAATCAAAAGTCTTTGGGTTTTGATTTAGGCCAAAAGTAATCCGGTTTTCGTAGCCATCACCCAGCTGCTGCCTGCGGAACTTTGGCTGACTTTTTTTCTGAATGCCGTAGGTCGGCGTGATTGAAGGGAAAGTAGCCATCAGCTTGCGAGGAGACCACCAGGACGTTTTTGCTTGACTAGCTCAGCCTGCACTGCAGCGCCAAGCATTTTGCCAAGTTGTGCGGCTTGATCAGAATCGCCTTCGACAGACGATCCAGAAGCATCCACGTTCACCACAATGTTAGACCCGCCCATTGCGTTGTTTGGAATGATGTTGCCCTGCGCTCCAGGGACAAACAACTCAGGGCCTTTTTCGCCAACTAGATACGGTGTTCCTGCTCCAACCGCTCCGCCGAGTGCTTTTCCGGGAAGAGGCGGCAAAGCGGGAGGACCGCCCATCTGTATAAATTTAGTTGGAGACATTCCTCCATACTTTTGGCCCGCCCCAATCAAAGATGAAACTGGATTAAAAATCGAACTGACTGATCCAAGCAACGATCCAACAATCCCCGCCCCTTGCTTTAAATCGCCTTGCGGATTGCCGTAGAAGGCAAGATTTGCAGCAAGATTTAAAAACTTATCCGCCAACCGATCCAACATGTTGGCTAGCGCATCACTCAGGCTGCGTGTTTCATCTGTAGCGGCTTTAATACCATCAACAAAGCCATCTCTGACAATATCGGTCAGGCCCTTGGCTAACGCTTGTGCTTTCTCAAGCTCTTCTTTTTGCAGATCAAAATTTTTCTTCAAAATGTCGGCTTGATCTTTTAACGCTTCGTTCTGCTCGTCTCGAATAATTTCAGCGTAACGCCTTGCACCGTCTGCCCGTGCTTCCTCGACCTGCGCCAAGAATTTATTCTTCAGCGCAAGGCGCTCTTTCTGCTTTATCTCTTCGGGAATTTCTTTAGCGTTAATTCTTTCAAGCGCATCATCACGACGCTCTTCAATTTGAGCAATCTCAATGGATGTACGAAGACGATTTGCTGTTTGCTTGTCGCCAATCAGCTCTGCCTGCGCCATGCGATCTCGCAGGCCCGTGATTATTTCTAGTGAATCAGCCTCTCTTTGAACAGCTTTTGCTACACGCTCACTAGCAGCAACCCTGTCAGCAAGACGTTGTGCATCTGTCTTGCCTGACCTTGTTGTTCCACCCAAATCAAGCCCCAACCTTCTTGTTGGCTTTTTCCTATTGCCCTTAAACTCCTCAAACAATTCATCTGCTAACGCACCAGTCAAAGCTGTAGATGTTCGGGTGTCCGCAAACGGATCTGCTACTACTTGACCGCCAAGCAATTCAAGTTTTGCGCCTTCTCCTTGAATTGTTCTAATTCTTTGCTCCAGTGTTTCGCCTGCCTCTGTTCCGGCTAAATCTTTTCGCAGTGCATTCAATCTGTTGAACTGCACCTGTTCTTGCAACAGATCACCAATAAGGCTCAAAAAGTCGGACAACGGACCAGCAATTAAAGCTTGAAGCTGAATTGTCAGCTCGCTCCAAAGTTTATTTACACGATCTGTTTCATCACCAAGGTCTTGCAACGCATCAAAACCTTCTGCTCCAAGTTTTTCTACTAATTCAGACGTAAGCAGGCTCGCCAACTCTTCTGCTTTGCCGAGCTTGGCCAGCTCTTCAGCACGACGTTGAATTTCTTTTGTGCTGAACAGATTGCGTTCAGTCATCAACTGAAGGGCCGTTCCAGCGTTTCGGGATGCAAGTGCAACAGCCTGTGTATCCGCAGCAAGCTTATCCAGCGAGCCACCAAGCACCTGAAGGCCAACAGTAAGACCCGAAAACATTTTTCCGCTTCCTAGGCCGCCTATAAAACCACCAGCAGCCTGACCAATTCCACCTCCAAATAACAATGGAAAAGCACCAGCGGCTACTGCTCCGCCAAAGCGTCTTCCAACGCCCTGCATTGTTGATGGGACAGTAAACCCGGGAGCGGCCATTGGCCCAATCGGGCTTGCATACATATTTGGGTTGATTCCCGGAGTCGGCGTAGTAAATGGAACGATTGCCCCGCCACGCTGTCCCGTTCCACCAGCAGGTGGAAGCAGTCCTGCAATCCCCCCACCACCAGGCGGTAACGCCAACCGATTAGTAATTGAATCTATAGAACGCTTTGCATTTGCAAACGATTCATCAATCTTTCGAGCAGCAGCTGCAGCTCTCTGAAACTGACCAACAGCTGTAGCAGGAAGCAATCCAAACGGACCTGTCGTGCCTGGCAACGTTCGGCTGCCTGCACCAGCAACTTGTCTAGCAATTCTTGCTTCGCGCTCAAACGCTTCTTGAAACGCAACAGCTGCTTCAACGCCAGCACGACGCGCTTCCCTAATAATTTTTTGCTGTTGCCGCTGAAATTTCCTTACATTTATAAACGGACTTATTTCTAGTGTCCTTGGCGTTCCAATTAAACGATCAACCTTTTTAAGGGTTTGCTCAACACGGTTGTAGCCTCTGACTGCAACGTCAATATCTACGTTGTAGTTGGCCACAGGCTGGAACGCAGAACCCTACGCTCCAGTCTACCGCCCACTCATTGTCTGCGCCCTTCTGCCTGTCTTGGCACGATCCATCGTTCGTTGCTCTTCATCTGCTTTCAACTCATAGAAAGCCGCCCAGCCAATTAACTCTTCTTGCGTCAGATGAGTCGTCAACTGGGCCAACGTCATTCCCAGCTCTTTGGCTAGAAAAAACATGAAAAGCCAGTCGTTATTAGCTTTTCAGGTCTGCTTTCGCTTCCTCCACCTTGCTTTCCGCGCCAGAAGACAGCATCGCTAGCTGAATCTCTTGCAGCACTGATGCTTCAACAGCGTTTTTCAGGACAGCCTTCTCGCCATCTTGAAACAGACGCTTGCCGTCAGCATCGAGAGCTTTTTGAATCATCATGCTCAACGCAAAGTCGTTTGCGTCTTCAGCGTCAGCCTTTTTTTGGATCGACTCGCGCTCCGCAATCGTCAACGGGTGCCAGTAGACCTCCAGCACTGCTTCGCCGTTGTCCTCAACAACGTGCTTGTAAAGCTGGCTAACGCCAAACTTGTTCCGCAGCAGCTCGGAAGCACGCATACAAAAGAGTTTTACTTACCGCACTATACTATGCAACAGCAGTGAATTGGCAAGAAATAATCGCCAAATAGTGAGAAGCCCCATCTCTTTCGATAGGACTTGGCCCATTTATGTCCTTTACACGTGGCGAAGAGTTAAAGGTATCTGTGTAGTTAGCGGCGTTGACTGAGGTCAATCCGTCAATGACCGCTTCACTCAAGCTTGCAAGCGCTGCCGTGCCAGCGTTTCGTGGGACGTACACATTGCACTGAATGACGCCGCTGTAATAGTCAGATGCCGCTCCATGGTTTTGGAGCGTTGACTGGACAAAATCTATACGCATCAAAACGTACTTTTTACTTTTGCCGGGAGTTGTGTAGGCCACATTGTCGTAAGCCATCAAAACACTGCTATCGGCAGCAGCAACAGCGTCTGTTACAGCTTTTTCAAAAGCAGCACGAGCGTTTACAAGCGTCATTAGTCTCGATCCCTCATAACACGAGTGTAAGAACGTTGGCCAGGCCTGGTAGGACCGGTCTGAACCTGAAGGTCTGCCATGTCTCTACGATCTCCAAAAGATCTATCAACAAGTTTCCTCAAATCACCTTGAACAAACTTCGCAACACTTCCTTTTTCGGCTGCTTTTAAAGCGTAAGGCGCATACGCAGCGGTATTGCCAATTCTGATTACTTTGCGAAAACTGAACGTTCTTTTCATTACGCTCGGTTCGTGAACTTCTTCCTGAGCAATTCTTGCCCTGGTGTACGGTGCTCCAGCGTTTCTTGCCCTCCAGTTATCTTCATAAACTTCTCTCCATGGAAACTCTTTTGAACGTCTTTTTTGACTGACCTCTGGAGCTTCTCTTTTTATGTAACCACTAGATGCAACTTGCCAGCTAGACGCAAAATATCCGGTATATGCAGGGCTAACGCCACCATAATTGACGTCAGTACAAAGCTGAGTATAAGTAAATTTTACAAATCTATCAAAATCGTCGAAAAATTTGTTTTCAAAGTCACTTAAAATTGTTTTTTTAGCCATTAGAACCTGACCTCGACGATATACAGGTACTCTTGTCCGCCGCTGTAGGTTCGCACATCGATAATCTGCGTAGTGCGACTAGATCCGGCATATTTAATAACGATTTCATCCTGAAACGTAGGCTGATTGCCGCCAATTTGGTCAGGTGAAACGTAAATACGGGCTCTACGCTCCTCACGGTTTTCGTCTGGATCTGCCTGAACAAACTCAATCGGGCACTTCAAATTGAAGTACGGACGGTCGAATGTCGTAAACGTACCCTTGGCTGTGTCATACGTCCCATCAAACTTGCGGGTGTAATCGATTTCAGTGTCTAGGCCGTCACCAAGATCAGCAACGATTGCTTTCGCTGCTTCCTTGAAAACCTTGTCAAGTGCTCCAGCCATATCAACCTCTCACAACGCGGACAGAATACGAGCCACTGCCGCCCAAACAATAAGCCCCGAGATAAGACTGAAGCCAAGGATAAACGTCGAATACGTTGTTAACAGTTCCAGTAGCCTGACTAGAAGTGTTGTACTTGACCTCCAACTCTCCGAGTTTGACAGATTCGTACAATCCCGTATCGCCGGTAGTCCCTGTAATCGAGTCCGTGTCATTAGCCAGTGCGTTGGCTAACTCATAAGTAGCGTATTTAATGTCGTTTGGAATCGCAGAGCAAGTAAGCTCAACACGATCTACGTGATAATTGTTGCGCGGCCAGCTCAACGCTTGGCTTTCATCGCAACGATCACCGTAAAAATTCAACGTGTCGATCCAGCGGGTAGCTGAGATCAATGCACGATTTTTTTTGTCGTCAGTCTTGTTGTCCCACTGCGTGCTGCTTGGGACGGTTTCAAAATACGTGTTCGCTTCGGCCAGCGTCACATAGCTGTTGGCTGTCGCACTCTTCAGTGTGGCGTTGATCGTGGCAGCCATAGCGCGAAAAGAAGGTGGCCCCACCTAATGGTAGGGCCTTTGCTCTGATCAGGATCAGATGGTGGTGGTATCCAGGGGGCTGTTGACGGTGAGCTGAACCATGGGGATCAGATCAATGTCGTAGGTAGCGGCCCAGTTACCGGACGTAGCCAGAACGGCATTGGTCGGGTTGTCAGCAGCGTTGCTCCACTTAGTACCCATAACGTGATAGGTGGAGTGGTAGTCAACAGACAACACGTCCTGCTTGGACAGCACGTTGCGGTCAGCTTCAATCCGAAGGTCCTGCTGCACACCCTCAAGGATGGTGCCGGACTTGGTCAGGTAGCAGTAGAACTCACGCTGGTGGCCGGAGGTGCCAGGTGCAACAGTGTTGACTTGAGTGTCAACAATGACGCGCATACCGGCAAACTCACCAACTTCGCGAGCGCCAATGCCGACGCCACCGCCACCCCAGGTCACCGCGCCAGAAGCAGACAGTGCAGAAGTGGAGAAGGTCAGCATTCCTACCTGATACAGGTAGTAAGCGACGGAGGGGTGGACGATCAGGGTGTCCAGCTCTTCGCCACGCTCACCAAGGACTGAACGAGCTTCAGCAACGTTGGCAGCACTCAGGAAGTTAGCTTCTGCACCACCGGAAGCGGCAGCAACAGCTTTGTCCAGAGCGTTACCAGAGAGGGCAGAACCGAACAGACCAGCAAGCTGAGAGAACAGACGTGCGCTGTTCAGCTTGTTGATGGCATCAGCCAGCTGGTTACGGATGTGAAGCATGGGATCTTCACCAGCAGCCAGAACTGCAACGTCATCCACGGCGTAGGCAAAGCCACGGTGACAGATAGTTGCGATCTGGGTTCCGGTTCCGATCTTTTGAGGAGTCAGGTAACCGGCAGAGCTGGTGCCCCAAGTTGCAGTACCGTCCATGATCTCCTCAGTGGGAGACACGGGGTTGAACTCAGGAACTTGAATGCGAGTACCGCCATCTCGTGAATCGAGAAGAGCGTTACGAACCACAGCGCCAGACTTGATGAACAAGCTGCGCTCTTTAATTGCCTCAGACACATAGGTGCTGAGATTATTCCTTTTTACGATGTCCGCCAGAAGGACACCGCCGGAATAATTCTGAAATGGTGCGGCCATTTCTTATTCAGGGTTGAGGTTTGCGGGGTTTCAAGTCACGGACTCGAAGTGGTGTCCCACGGGGACTATTTACCGGCCTCTCGCTTGAGCACAGCTGCAAGGTCAGGGTCGGTAGCTTCCAAGGCCATTTGCCTGGTTAAGTTAATACTACCTTCTGCCCAAGGATTAGCGACACCTGAGGCACCGGCAGTTCCAGTTGTTGGCTTAGCGCCCATGCCAGCTTGAGCACTTGGCTTGAAATGATGTTCGAAGCCAGAGCCAGGGTTTTTCAGTTTGGCGAGGTAAACATTGAGGTCTTCCTCAACGCCACCATTCAGCACTTTGACGCTGCCATCCTCTGCTTTTTTTAAGTTGCCTTGAACCAGTTGCAGCATCTGTGCAGCGTTGATCGCACCAGACTGACTGATGGCAGACAGCGCAGACGTTTTCATCGCTGCAGTCTCATTAGAGCTGCGAAGATCAGCCAGCTTCTGCTCTAGCTCAGCAATTTGCTGGTCTTTGGCCTGAGCAGTTTTGTTGGCCTCTTCCCAGAGATCCTTCCACTGGCCTTGATCCTCTAGTGTTTTGCGGCGCTGCTCGTCTTGTTTTTTGTAAACGTCGTCGAGCTTGCCTTTGATGCCTTGGAATTTTTCTTCAGCTTCGCTGGCACGCTGTTGCAACGCTTGAATTTGCTGCTCGTAAGCAGAAACATCAACGTTGACGGTGTTTGCAGTCTCAGCCACGGGCTGCTCAGAGGACGCCACGGGCGTCTCCTGAATGACTTGTTCTTCCATTAGTAGAAAAGAATTTACTCTTCTACCTTACTTGTCTTTGCTTTTTTAGCGGCAGGCTTCTTTTCTGCGGGCTTTTCTTCTTTTTTGGGAGGATTGATTTCCTCAAAACGAAGTCCCATGGGAACGAAAGCTATTACTCCTCTACTGTACCGCTCTCTTCAGCCTCTGCTGCGGTAGGCAAAATCTCACCCTGCACCAGCATGTCGCGGAACTCTTCACGGTCAATCACGTTGTCTTCAAATAGCTGAGCCATCGCTGCAATGTCCTGACCAATCAAACGTTGCAAGTCGAAGTCACGGCTGATCTTAACCTCAGGCGGCTCAAGGCCCAAGTAGTCAGCAGCTATGTTGTAAGCCTTCTGCAAGCCGGACTCCAGATCCATCGACACCATCGACAGCATTGAATTGGTGTCAATCCGATCCAAACGGCGTGCATCAGCAGATTCAGCAACAAACTTTTGTTGGCTCAGCGTGCTGATGCCGAGTGTCGCCATCTGCTGCTGTAACTCTTGGATTTCCGCCGATTGCGCTTCAAACGCGCTTGCCGCAGGCTCCACGTAATAGACCTTGTTACCCGGCTGGGTCGCCATCGCGTAATTAACACTGATAGCCATGTCCTTCGTTTGATCGTCCCAGCCCTCAAGGACGAGCATCGGTTGCGAAGCGATGTGGAGGCTGTGGATAAGATCCGCTTGCCGCTGATAGTGGGCCAGATTGAGATGAGCAATGTCCAGTAGCGGGGGCTTACTGGTCAACGTATCGGTTTTATTTGCATAGACCGTTACCAATGGAATCTGCCCAAGCGAAAAATCGCCTGACTCAACCAGCTCGTACTGCGACGTAGCGTCGGATTGATCGAATGCAGAGGGATATGGGAACTGCCCTTGCATCTCTTTCTTTTGCTCTTCTTGCCGGAAGATGCGATAACGACCTGGCTCGATGACACGTACTTGGTCATAGACCTTTTCTCCAAACTCGCCGTCAGGGACTACTGCCTTTTCCCCAATCCGAACTTGTGTAAGGTTTCCGTAATTGGATTCGCGGTCCAGTCGCCAACCGTAGACGTTGGTTGGATCCACCTCAATCCAATAGGGCCGACGATTAAGAGCACGCTCCTCTGCAAGACTTCTCGCCCCCGAAGGCGCAGGAAAGTCAACCAGCGTGTGACAGTGCCCATATGTCAGGGCACAAATCAAGAGTCGTCGAGCGTACTCATCTAAATCTGAGCCGCAACCATCAACATCCTTGTTAAAGACATCTGTCCAATACGGATCACCTTGGACGCTAATTGGTTTCCGCAGGATTAACCCGGCGGCTGCCCGCAGCAGACGTTGCGTATAAGGCGTAAAAACCGATCGATTAACCCGCGATAAATACGCGGAGTAGTCCTCACGAGGCTCTAGAGGCAGAAATGTTTCGCAGTTTTCGCGTAGATACTCCGTCCCGCTTGTAACGGCTTTCATGATCTCCCAGCCCTTCATCTGGTCGATCACAGCCCTTGTTCGCACGAACGGACTATCAACACTTCCCATGTAGGAACTGCTGACGAGATGCGTTCTAACGAGACCAGGAACGGAGTAAGTCATGACACCTCAGAGTTGAGTTATTAACAGCCCCATCGACGACGGGCCGCTTTACCCCGTTCACCAGTCCAATTACGACTTCGAGCGCAGAAAGAACGCTTACGGGCAGCTTCTTCCTTTGTCTTTGGCTTGCCTGTAACCGGCGGTTTCAAATTAGAACCCGTTTCCCGGTTGTACTTAGCCCGACCTTTGGCGGTCAGGCCAGCACCTTTACTAGCAGGCAGCTTCTCGCCACGGCCAACACTAAGGTTGGGACCACGCTTACGCTTTTTGCGCTCTGCCATCGTCCTAACCCTTATTCAAGGTTGGAGGTGATGGCGCCGCTGGTGACGAAGTTGCAGGTGGCAACGACCAAATCGCCAACAGTGGATGCAATATCCATGCTGGTGATAATGCCCGCAAAGCTCACGCTGT